TACGGGAACATCAATAACCTGAGCATCCCGAACGTTAACGAGGTTGATCAGCGCATCATGACCATCCCTACTTCGCAGGTGGCGATTTTGGAGTACGGGTCAGCGGTCGCAGCGGGTACGTTTGTCGGGGCGAATGTCAAATACCTTCGCATCACCAACAAGGACGACACAAACTTCATCAGTTTGAAAATCGAGGACGGTGGCAGTGACCATGTGTTCTTCAAATTGGAGGCGGGTAAATCGTTCATGCTGCACAATGACGACATTGAAGCGGCAAGCCCCTTCAGTGCATGGGCCAACATCGGAACTATTTCTGCCATCGCTGACACAGCAGCCGTGGACATTGAGTATTTTATCGCCCTGACGTGATACGGATAACGAAAGGACAGGCGAACACCGTTGTCGTGACCACTACTGAGGTCGGGTCTGCGAGTTACTACCTGTTTGCTTTTGAGAATCAAACGTCCTTAGTTACGCAGTATTGCATCGCACAGGATACAAGCGCATTTCAGGGCCGTTACAACGCTTTCACCATCACCGAAAGCGCAACGCCCAACCCGTTGACGGGAGGGGTTACAATGGCATTGGAGGGCGAATGGAAGTACACCATCTATGCCAACACGAACGGCACTAACCTAAACCCGACAGGGCTAACGGCATTGGAGACGGGAATGTGCATAGTGACAGGAACGAACGCGGTGACACCTACCTACACAGGAGCGCCCAACACATACACGGTATACAATGGCTAACGAAGGACGTATGCGGGTGGTGACTTTGGCAGCGCACAAAGTACCTGAGTTCAAAGAGGAGGCATCAAAGGAATGGGTCATATACGGCACGGATGCCCCGTGGCGTAACCGATACCCCGACTACTTGCTCCACTTGTTCAACCGTTCGGCCAAGCATTACGCCATAGTCAACGGAAAGGTGGACTACATTGTTGGCAATGGGTGGTCAGTGGATGGCGCGGGGCTTACTACGGTGAACCTTGCCCGTCTGCAAAAGTTCATCAATGAGCCTAACCCCGATGAGACGCTGAACGAGATACTGGCGAAGGTGGCCGTTGATTTGGAAATCTTCGGAGGCTTTGCGTTGGAAATCATACCCGACAAAAAGGGCGGCATGGCCGAGATACGGCATGCGGAATTTGCAAAGTATCGCGTGTCAAAGGACGGCAAGCAATTCTTTTATTCAGAGGATTGGAAAAGCAGCACCCCGAAGGACGTAGAGACCATCCCCGCGTTTGATTGGACGGAAAAGCCGAAGAATAAACAACTTCTCTACGTCAAAGCATACCATCCACAGAGCGATTGGTATCCGTTGCCCCCGTACTTGGGCGCGGTTCCTTATATCGAGATTGATTATGAGATTGCCAACTTCCACCTGAGCAGCGTAAAGAACGGCTTTGTTGCGGGAACGATGATCAATTTCTTCAACGGGCAACCGACCGAAGAAGAGCAGCAGGCCATCGAGGATAAGATAACGGAGAAGTTCTGCGGCACGGACAACGCGAACAAAATCCTGCTGAACTTCAACGACAGCAAGGAGCAGAGCGCGGAGATTCTCCGCATGGACGGCAACGACTTCGACAAGCGTTTCGACATTCTCAACGACACGGTGCGGCAAGAGATTTTTACAGGCCATCGCATTGTTGACCCTGCGTTGTTCGGTATTCAGGACACGGGAATGTTCACCAATCGCACGCAGATACGCGACAGTTACGAACTATTCAAGAACACCTACGTGAACGGTCGGCAGCGATTCATCGAGTCCATATTCAACGGGCTTGCATCGTTGGCGGGATTTGAGAAAAGGCTAATTATTCAGGATACGGAGCCGATCACGGAATCATTCAGTGAGGCCACCAAAGTAGGTGTCATGCAAACGGACGAAATCCGTGCAGCCATCGGCCTACCTGTTGAGAAATCAGATAACGCAGACGTGGGAAGCGCAGAAAAACAAGCACAGGCATCACTGAAGGGCAGCGTTGGCGGTGTTGGCGGTGTGATTACCGTACTTCAGAACGTAAACAGCGGCCTTATCGCAGCATCTTCGGCCATAGAACTGCTCATTCAGCTATACGGATTTGATGAGGCCATAGCTACGGCCATCGTAACGGGCCGAAAGGTCACGGAACAGCCGACCGTGGTGGCGCAAATGCAGCAAACCCTATCAGATGCACAGGAAGAAACGCAGCTTTGCGAATACTTCGCAGGTACGGGCCTATCATTGGACGAATACGAGGTCGTTAAACCCGTCAAAAAGGTACGCTTTAGGTCAAACGAGGAGGCTATCAAGTCGGAAGAACTAGTAAAGCGTTACGGGTTCGCGGAGGATGCGGTACTTTTCGGGGTATTGGAAGAACTGAAGAAGAACCCGCTGACCACTTACGCGGCACTGGCCGAGGCGTTCGGTATTGAAGTGACCGAAGTAGCTACAATCATTCAGGAATTGATATACCGCAACTTCCTGACCATAGGCGCGGAGGTGTTGGAAGGTGGCGCGATGCGTGCGCTTACCATTACGCCCCGTGGAACGACCGCACTTCAGAACGCTACGCCTTTGGAGGTGACCTATCAAGTTGCTTATCGGTACGTGCTAAGCGGTGAGGCAAGCGGCCCCGAAGTTCTGCCAACTACAAGAGACTTTTGCCGTGACATGGTGGCACAATCCAAGAACCGCGTCTGGACTTCAAAGCAGATTATGGACATCGGCATGGGTGAAGATAGGAACGTGTGGCTGAGGCGTGGCGGATTTTGGACGCGCAAGGGTACGAACGTAACGACCGCGTACTGCCGTCACGCATGGGAACAGGTAGTTGTAAGGAAACGATAAGATGGCAACGGCACTATTCATAAGCGAGGACTTTCTGAAGGACAATACACAAGTGTCCAAGAACGTGGACGTGAAGTATATCCGCGAAGCCATACTTTGGGCACAGGATAGCGAAATCCAAACGGTACTCGGAACGACATTTTACGAAGAACTGAAAACGGACGTGATTGCCAACACGCTTACGGGCGTTAATAAGGCGTTGATGGATGACTACATTCTGCCCTGCCTGAAGCACTACGTTACGGCTGAATGCGTGGCGATGGCCCACTATAAGATAACGAACAAGGGTCTGCAAATTCAGAACAGCGAACAATCACAACCAGCGTTCAAGTCGGAGGTGGATTTCCTTATCGAAAAGGAAAAGAACAAGGCGCAATTCTACCAACAAAGGCTGATTAATTACTTGTGTGAGTTTGAGGTGCAGTTTCCAAGCTATGCGAACCCTGACAGCGGGGTGCATATCATTCAGCCAAGCCGCAACGCCTACACCACTTCGTTCTTTTTAGGCCGTTCGATGAAGCCGACAACCTTACAGCAGAAGTACCGCGATGAGTAGCAGACTACACAGCCCGAACAGAAAGAACATTGAAAAGCTAAAGACCTACCTACGTGTTAACGCTCAATCAGATAGTAAGTCAGATAACCAACCTTGCAACCGCTCACAATCAGATAGCGGAAAGCGGAGTAGGTGACTTTGCGGAATGGCAGGCGAAAGAAAGGAGTTACCCGATTTTATGGGTGTTCCATGAATCCACGGCTGTCAGTCAGATGGAAATCGCGTTTTCCATTCGGCTAATCTGTGCGGATAGGGTTATCGTTGGCGAGGAGGGTGACGATACACAGGGGCATGAACAGGAAGTAATAAGCGACACGCTACTCGTTCTTCTCGACTTCCTTGCCTACTTCCAACAGAACCATAGTCAGCCGTATGATGTAGTCACATCGGCCACTATTGACCCGTTCACGGAAAGGCTGAATGATAGACTGGCGGGCAACTCCGTCACCATTCAGATACGCCAACCGTTTGATTGGAACAAGTGCCAAATACCACAGACGGGAGCAAGCATACCGCCAACGGTTGACGGGCTTACGCTTTACAATTTCTGTGACCCGTCTGTAATTGCGCGGTTAACGAATGAACAGGTGGCGTGTCTTATCGCTCAATATAATGAGCCGTGTGAGGATGCGACAATAACCATTAACTCCGCACCATTTGCAAGCGTTGTAAGCGGTGGCAGTCTCAACGTTCCCGTTATTCAGAACGGCAATCCAGTCGGGTCAAAGGTGGGAAGTAATTGGGTTATTCCACCATGCGCTGACGGAGATGTAACGGTCAACTCGGTCGCATTCGGCAATGCCCCAAGCGGTGGAAGTCTGAACGTACCTGTGAAGAATAGCGCGGGAACATTGCGCGGGTCGAAGGTGGGGGCAGATTGGGTCGTGCCTGACGGGTCTGTGCCTGTGACGAACACAGCCGCTACACCCATCACAACTATTGCCGTTCCATCGGGTGACTCCGTTCCGTATGTAATTCCTAACGTAGCTTGGACAGATTCGGACGGGTCGGCTGAGTCAACGCCCTACGGTGATGCTATTGTCTGCACACCTCCCACGGGTGGATGGGTTCGACCGTCCGCGTGGATAGCAATACCGAACCTGACAGCAGCCGATGAACGCTTTTACGGGGTTGTGGCGGTGTTTGAAAACAGCTACAATCAACTTGCCGTTACGATAACCAGCACGGCTGCAAACATTAATTGGGGTGACGGCACTAACGTAAATTCTAACGGTTCGGTGCAGACTAAGGTTTACGATTACGCAACGTTAGCGGGGGCGGTGAACGTGTGGCCCGACGGTCGGAATTACAAACAGGTCTTGGTTGACATCACCCGTGTTGGCCCTGCGATTACGAGCATGGAATGGACAAGCGCGGCAACAATTTCTCCGCGTGGCAATAACAACTTCATTGATGTGATATTCAGCTTGCCAAGCGTGGTCACGTTGAGGCTGTCACAGAACGCCCTTTCA